ACGGAGCAGGCTGGCAGAGTATAGGGTATACTGGTCAGCCTTTTCCATGGTTTGAATCAACATATAGGGCAGTTGAAGCAGAAGCGGGTAGTATAGACACATGGTGGTTTAATGCGAACCTACAGGGCGAAGGCACAGGTTGGCATAGTCACAGTCAGTGGGCACGAGTAGGTGTGCTGTATGTACAAGTTCCCGCGGGTCTTATAGAGTTTAAGCAGGGCGAAGCATACTGGACAGAATCACCCCAAGCAGGAGATTTACTAGTATTTCCCGGGGCATTAGAGCATAGAGTAAGGCCCAACACTAGCGAGCAGGTTAGAATCAGCGTGGCGTTCAACTTTAAACGGTAAATACTCACAGAGGATATAATAATGGCCGCAAACGGAATATCAACACTATCAACTAAACAGTTAAAGCAAGAAGCCAAGCTAGGCATCGCACAAACAAGACGACAAGCAGCAGGCGATACTACTGCGCCATACTATAGAGAAAATAACACCTACGATATAGATAATCTGCCTACTAAGTATTCTGGAAATACATTAGTGAATAATTCTAATCCAGGTGGATTATTGCAAGGGCGTCCATGGATTAACGTTGCAGCTATTACATTTACATCTGGAGTTTATCATCGCACAGTAACTGGCACAACAAATGCTAATGGCTATTTTGGTACTGATTTTACTCCGGCTAACGATGATCTAACATTTTTCGATACCTATGCTGCTACTTCTCAAGGTGTCTATACAAGTTTAAACTTATCCAGCCTACCAGAATATACCAGCATTATGCTGACAGGATACTTCTTAGCACCTACTACAGATACCTATACATTCTACACCAGCACCGACGATGCTAGTTATATGTGGATAGGCCCGGATGCTATTACAGGATATACTCATACTAATGCCGTTGTAAAGAACGGCGGTCTTCACGGTGTTACAGAAGTGAGCGGGACTATAGCAATGACAGCGAACATCTACTATCCTTTCCGTGTTATGTTTGGTAACCTAACAGGACCAGGCACAATGACGGTTAGTTGGGCAAGTAGTACACAATCTAAAACATCAAACTGGTCTGGTAAACTGTTCTACAACTCAGCCACTAACGGATTCTAAATGTACAGAAAATATATCAACATTGTAGAAGCAGCAAACAAAGGCTGTCCTATTGCCACACACGATCTAGAAGTAAATGTCAAGAATAGACAAACAGCTATAGACAAACACCACTACGGTCCTGCCAATCCTGATGAGCCTGGCAACTATTGGAAAGACGCAGCCAAGCAGTGGGATATAAACGAAAAGACTGCCAAGACAATGACCTGTGGTAATTGTGCGGCATTCAACATCACCGATGCAATGTACAAGTGCATACACGACGGAATGGGCGCAGAGGCATACGAAGCAGAGAAAACTCGCGAAGCAGCTGATCTAGGCTACTGTACTCTACTACACTTTAAATGTGCTGGAACCCGTAGCTGTCAACTTTGGATCACTGGCGGACCTATTGTAAAGTAATATGATTACGCTATCCGATAATCAGTTTGATGCAAATGGTTATTGGGACCAGCCCATAGAGAAACTGCTGTACCAACCCACCATAGATGATCTTGATCTATTTGACCAGAACGGATACGACCTCACTCCCTTAGAACAACATTTTGCCTACGGCAACAGAGCTAAACCTAAAAAGCACAGAGAACATCTACGAGCCCTTAAACAGGATTGGTTTATGCAACAGCCTACCACAGAAGGCTCACATCTTAATCATAGCCTACTGTTTGAACGCAAAGGCTACACAGGTGCTGCACTAGAAGAATTGGAATACTGGGCTCGTACACTGCCTTTGGTCAACAAGGTGATAGCACTACGTCCTAAATGGGGCTTGGACTTTTCTATGGACTATGCTGACCGTGCGGGCAATGTCTTTGAAGTACTACACTGGGAATGGGACAGCTTTGTCTACGAAGAAACAGAATATATTCGCAAAATTGTAGAACCTGTGTTGCTGGCCATAGACTGGCGTGATGCTGCCCAACAGATCCTAGCACAGAAAGACAAGTGGCATCATCTAGACTTCTTTGCACAGAGTCGTTGGAAGTGTGAGTACTTTGGCATCCCAGAGGAGCGATTCAAAATGGTTGCTTGGAACTAAATAATAGCACTTATTGGAGTATACATGAAACAATTTCTATTACTGCTGTTGGCAGTACCTGCACTAGCATTTGCACAGGGCAAGATGCCCGCAAAGTCAGCGACCTACGATGCACAGGTTATTAGAGTGAGTGATGGCGATACTATTGTAATCGCCGCTCCCTTTCTCCCACAGCCACTCAAGCCCGAACTTGCTGTTAGGATCTACGGAGTCGACACGCCAGAAAAAGGACACAGAGCTCAATGTCCACAAGAAGACCAACGAGCGCAATTGGCGAGTAAATTTACAACTCAAGCCTTACAATCCCACCCAAAGCACCAGGTTATTATCTATGGATGGGATAAGTTTGGTGGCCGTATATTGGGAGACATCTTGGTAAACGGACAAAGCATTAGACAGGGACTTATCAGCAATGGCTTGGCCCGTGAATACTACGGTGAAGCCAAACAAAGCTGGTGTAATTAATTTAGAACAGAACATCTACCTTAGGAACGCTTGCGTTACTTAGATGTGCCCGGCTGCTGGGCAGAACGTTATGGGAGTCGTGCCCCGGAATGGCGTTCTAAGTGAGCATTTTTTTACGACCCTAGAATAAATACAGTACAGGAGGACACAACCATGAAACAGCGTAAATTATTAATGAAGCTGTACAAGGCTTGCGTCGACCATGATACTGAAACAGTTTCCGAACTACGTAAAAAAGAGTTCGCTAAGATACGGAAACACAAGGCCGAAGGTAAGTCATTTACACGCAAATGGACTTTGGTACAGATTTAACACAACTGTAACATTACACACAGCCTAGGGCGATAAATATTAGCTATGCTAAAAACTTATCGCTCTATTTTTATATCCGATGTGCATTTAGGTACTAGAGATAGTCAAGCTGATAAGTTAAACAACTTTCTCAAACACAACACCTGCGAAACACTCTATATGGTAGGGGACATACTAGATGTATGGCGCATACAACAAAACAAATGGCGTTGGAAGCAATCACACACCAATGTTGTAAGACGTATACTTGGACATGCCAAACGTGGCACACGAGTAATCTACGTAGCAGGCAATCACGATGAATTCTTAAGACCATTAATGCCCTACGGTATTAACTTTGGCAATGTGGAAGTGGTTAATCAATTTGAACATGTTGGGGTAGACGGCAAACACTATCTAGTCACCCACGGCGACCTGTTTGACGGCATTACCCGACTGGCACCGTGGTTGGCATTCTTAGGTGATAAGGCCTATGACTTTATTCTATCTGCCAACAGCAAGTTCAATTGGCTACGACATCGTATGGGTTTTGGCTATTGGAGTTTGAGCAAGTATCTTAAAGCCCGTGTTAAGAAAGCAGTAGACTTTATATTTCAGTTTGAACGGAATCTAATGGCCTACTGTAAGAAACGCGGCTTTGACGGTGTCATATGCGGACACATACATCACGCAGAGATCAAAGAGATAGATGGCATTACGTATATGAATGACGGCGACTGGGTTGAATCGTGTACAGCACTTGTAGAGCACCACGATGGTAAGTGGGAAATCATAACTTGGACTAAGGAGCGAGACGATGTGGATACTGATACTAATAGCGGTTCACGTGAACAATCCTCAAGACGTTCCGGGAAGAATAGAACTAGCATTCAAAGATCAAGCCAGTTGCGAGATGACCCTAGCGTCGATGAAGTGGCAGCTAAAGTTTAATAATTTTAAGGTAGAAGGCAAATGCCAAAAACAATAAGTGATAAAATTACCATAGTGGTACCCTGTAAGAATGAGGAAAACTACATTGCGCATTTGCTAATGCATCTACGCCAACAATCAATAGGCAACACCAGAATTATCATTGCAGATTGTTCCACAGACAAAACACGAGAAGTTATCGAAATAATGAAAGGTGAGTTGAATGTTGAGGTTATCGATGGCGGGCCTGTTAGCTTTGCTAAGAACAACGGAGCTCGATTGGTTAATACGCCCTACATATTATTCATTGATGCTGATGTGCGCTTCTTTAAAGACACTGTGATTCAAGATGCTGTCAATTTGATTGAGAGTAAGAACCTAGATCTCATTGGCCTAAACATCAAATGCTACGACAAGGATCTAAGAGCTAAAGTCGGATTTACTACATTTAATCTAATCAATCATGCATTAAAATTCTTCTCACCCTTTGCTGTGGGAGCATTCATGCTGACCCGCAGAGATCGTTTTGAAGAGTTTGGGGGATTTCCTGAACAGTTTTCCACAAGCGAAGACTTCTTCTTATCACGCAAGTATAGCCCTAAAAAGTTTAGAATCATTCGCCATCACTTTGGACAAGATAGCCGTAGGTTTAAGAAGATGGGCTATATGGGCATGGCCAAGTACCTAGTTAAGAACTTTGTCAATCGCAATAATAAAGCCTACTGGGACAGTTTAGACAGCAGTAGATACTGGAGTTAAAACAAGTTCGTAGAGTTCACTCCAATTCTTGACTACAGGGTAAGAACACTTGTGATGCATATTATGCCCGTGTTCAATAAGAACAGATTTCAAACCTAAAGCATGTCCGACATCAGCATTGGCAGGTTTATCTTCAATCCACCACAGGCCGCTGTCTTTGTATGGAGCCAATGCAGAATCTTTGTCTGCGCCTGTATCTAGGCAAATAACTGTTTCGATAGCATTGCCAAACAACTTACGTAGATTCATTTCACGCAGTTTCTGTGCGTTCTTGTCCAGACTTAGGCTTGTGATAACACGGAATTCGTAGCCGTGTTCTTCATGTAGTCGTTTAACATAGTGAGCAGCATCTCTAAGTGCAGGAAGGAATCCAATTGCTGCAGATTCGTTAAAAGTCTTTACAACCTTTTTGGCATCTTTTTCTTCTAGTTCGTTATAGTGGTGATGTAGATAATAGCTTTTCTTGTTATCCGCTGTTAGTGTGTATCCACGTTCTTGCATCCAAACTGAGAACGCCCATTCCCAATCTAACAAGACGCCATCGGCATCGGTGAGTATAAGTTTGTTTTTCATACTGTATTATAACATACTTTAACCCTTGTGTCAACGGGCTAAGTAAAATATGAATATAATAATCGCAACCTTGGTAATGGTTCAAATTACCATAGCCTGTGTCACTCTATACCTACATAGAAGTCAAGCACACAGAGCAGTACAATTTCACCCAATCCTGGCACATCTAATGCGCTTTTGGCTATGGTTATCAACCGGTATGGTGACCAAACAATGGGTAGCCATCCATCGCAAACATCACCAGAAGAGTGATCAAGAGGGCGATCCGCATAGTCCCCAAATATACGGAATTTGGCGTGTGCTATTTGGCGGAGCATTCTTATATCACAAGGCTAGCAAAGATACCGCAATGATCGATCAGTTGAGCACAGGCACACCTAATGACTGGATCGAGCGTAAACTTTATACCCCGCACAGCCGCTTAGGGATTCTTTTAATGTTGGTCATAGACCTTGTTCTTTTTGGCCCTATAGGTTTAGTGGTGTGGGGTATTCAAATGATTTGGATTCCAATATGGGCAGCTGGAGTTATCAACGGACTCAGCCATTGGTGGGGATATCGAAATGTTGAAACCAACGACACTTCGAAGAATTTAATACCCTGGGCTTTCTGGATAGGCGGCGAGGAGCTACACAACGGGCATCATGCAGACGGAGCCAATGCTAAGTTTAGTCAACGTTGGTGGGAGTTCGATATTGGCTGGATGTATATCTGTATACTGCGGTTCTTTAAATTAGCAACAGTTAGAGCATAAAGAAAAAGCACCCGAAGGTGCTTTTCTTTTTACCACTATATATTTTTGCTCTATGAGCGTAATATTATTTCTTTACGCCTGCATTAACAAATGCGTACATTTTTTCGGCGGTCTCTAATACTTTATCTAAACCTGGAAACTCTGGCATTTGAACTGTGCTAACAATTTGACCAGTCTTCTCATCACGAGTAGCTGTCATTTCCCAACCTGCAAACTTAGATTGAAAGTCGTCTTGCACTAGGCTTTTAGCCATGCCCAAGATATCTGTACGGATTTCATAACCGTTTTTATTGAATTTAACTTCTGGTAGCTTTGGTGCTGTAAAAATTTCTGACATAATAATCTCCTGTGTGTTAATGTCTGTTGCTAACAACTACTTCTTTTTCGCTGTTAGTTTATTATATATGCCTAGAGACAAAAAAGCAACTTATTTTCTGAACTTTTTTACTCGTTCCTTGATAAGGGTTACCACTTCATCACTAAGCACTACTTCGTAGTGGTTGTATTGGACTTCCACTAGTTCCATATCCTTATGATGTTTCTGGCTAGCAATGGTCACAACCCCGTCATTGGGCTCGTGCATAAAAGGACTTTGTCCTTTTACAGTCACAATGTTAGTCCACGGGTGCTGTATTTTAATACGGCTAGCTTGCTTCATAACCCACGAACTAGGACCAATGTCTCGCATTAGTCTGCTAAAAGGCAAAAAGTATTGAGCATAGTCCGCTACTTCGGCGCCCCCATACGGAGTACTAAGTGTAATAGCACCGTTAACAGATTCCGGAATACAGTTGGCTAAGTGTAGGCTGTAGATACCACCTAGACTGTGTGCAACAAATACTAGATCTTTATAATCTTTTAGTGTTGCCTGCATGTCTTTTAGGTTGTTTTCGAACCCGTTACGACTGTCGTAATTGATATCGATACCTTGACCTAATTTACTTCTGATATAATTGAAGCTTTCGCTGGTGGCATTAGCACCGTGTATGTACACCAAGTTCATGCCAATATTTATCGGAATTTATTTGGCTAACATTATGTCTCTAGCTTCTTTGTGCATGCCTGCACGAGCCATTGCCGCAGCGGCGCGAGCCTGTCCAATACTTAGGCCGATTTCGTATAATGCGTTTAAAAATGATTTCATAGATAGCTTTCCTTTTGAGAATTGAATTGTCGGATGTAGTTTTCCAACTGTGCGGCATCGGTAATGCCTTTGGTGCTTAGATAAGCGTCTAAGCGGCTTTGGTAATTGGATCCTGGGAACATTTCTGCTAATCGTTCCAATATAGCCAGCATCCTGCTTGATAAGTATTTCATATTGTTCTCTCTGTGTTGTAGTACTCATGGTTTCTACTGAGTTATTTATCCAGCTCTTGTGCAATCGCGCATTTTTCAGTACAATGTTATAATTGTTTAAAATGAGTTAAATACATGATAGGAAACAATTTATGAAACTTCGTACCAGATCAATTCTGCAGGAACTCAATGAAATTGCCGAAGTACGCAATACGGATTCGTTGATCGAAAGCCGTGCCACCAACATCATTAATTCCGCTATTAATCTGTTGGAAAGCATACACAAGCATTATGACGCTGAAAGTGCTGACGAATTAGAGCGTCGATTGATCAATGCTATCAAAGGACAAGATCCCAGTAAATTTACCCGCGGTGTACGAAGATTGGCAGAATCGCGTAAGGCCAAAAGAAAACTAGAAGAATCTAACAACAATGAATAAGCTATTTGAAGGCGGTAATGTATTCAAGGACGCCGATAAAAAATCACTAACGCAACGCATCGCCACAGGCGACGTTGAGTCGACGGTCCTGTATATCGAAAAGATCACAGGCCTGGACTTTACCAAAGAAAAACACGCAGATGACAAAAAACCGGTGAAATGGTTGGGCACCACAGGCCGCAAAGAAGATCCAGATGGCACCTTTGAGCGCAACAGTTCCGGGGATCTAGATCTTTCAGTGGATGCCAATGAAGTAGACAAAAGAGCCTTTGCCGACAAATTGATAGCACAGTTTGGCAAAGAAAATGTCAAGCTCAGCGGAGATAATGTGCATTGGAAAACTCCTATCAACGGTGATGCTGCCAATGGGTTTGTGCAAGCTGACTTTATGTTTTCCGCAAATCCCAAGTTTCAACAAGGTAGCATGATCGGTGGACAGGGTGAGTACCGTGGAGAGCACCGCCACATTGTATTGAGTTCAATTGCCCGTGCTAGAGGCATGAAGTACAGTCCCAAACATGGTTTACTAAACGCTACCACAGACGAACTGTTACCTGACGGCAACGATTGGAATGTGATCAGCAAGCAGCTATTGGGACAATCAGCCACGGTCAAAGACATTCGTTCTGTGGACACCATTCTCAATTATATCAAGAAACTGCCCAACTACGAAGAGCTAGTTGCAGGTGCTAGAGAAACACTAGGCAAACAAGGAATCGAATTGCCGAAGAACGAAGCCTTTGAAAGCTATCAACCTGGAACAATAGGTTGGATGCGCAGAATGATAAACATTACAAAATGAGAGCATTTGAATTCCTAATTGAAGACGAAGCGGCTCCTGCACCCAAGAAAGTGGGCCGTGAGTTTAATCACCTAGAAGATCTAGTGTTCACAGAGGCCAATGGTGCTGTCAAAGCCATACAGATCCTAAAAGATTTAGCCAGTCCAGAAACCAGTATTACCATTAAGTGGGACGGCAACCCCACAGTCTATTGGGGACGTGAAGAAGATGGCACCTTCCGCATGGTAGGCAAGAACAACTGGGGACGTGAAGAAGGCAAAAGCTCTAACCCAGAAGAATTAAAACAGTTTATCATGAGTCGTGGCAAAGGTGAAGACTGGCGTCCTAAATTTGCCAGTGATATGGCCGCACTGTGGCCCATATTTGAAAAGGCAACACCTGCAGAATTCCGTGGCTATGTTTATGGAGATATTCTATTCCATCCAGGTAAACCCTATAAAGGTGGCGATGGTAAAATATCATTCACTCCTAATCAAACCACTTATTCCGTGACAGGCAGCAGTGAAGTTGGCCGTCAGTTGGCCAAGGCCAAAGTGGCAGTGGCAGCACACAAACTGTTCAGTTACTTTGGAGACAAGAGTGGTGAAGACTTCAATGACGTTGAGCAGTTCAGTGGTAACCCTGAACTCAAGGTGTTTGGACTCACCAGTGTGAGTTACAGACCTGCTGTGGGAGCAGATAATCTCAGCAAGATAGAAGCATTGGCCAAAAATCAGCGGGCAATAAACAACCTGTTGGCTCCTGTAGCAGGCATGGGCTATCTGCAGAGTGAGATCTATACCTTTGTGAACACTCAATCAAAGGCCAAGCAATTGGACAACATCAACACAGAAGCGTTCATGTCTTTTGTGCAAAAAACTCCTGCTAAAGCTGCCAAGATCACAGCACACAGCGAACAACATCCAGGAGTTATGGACAAGTTGTTTGAACTGGTGCGTGAAATCATGGCAGCCAAAGATGAAGTAATACGTGAGTTAGACGCTGCCGGAGGTGACATTACAGCCACAACAGGTGGCAAGCCCGGCGGGGAAGGCTATGTTGCTGGTGGTTCAAAGTTGGTACCTAGAGACCGCTGGACTCCTTTTAGAGCCGACTAAAATCAGCCGTATCGGCGTGATTTTTTCAATCCAATATAAATACTGTATAAGAATCAAGGTGATTCTTATATATTGCCGGTCCCGGAGCGGGATCATTGATAAGGAGAAAACATCATGGCAGAAACAACAAGAGTAAACCCCACAGCAGTAGCATTGGGCACACTACAATCTACACTACAACTAAAACTGTTTAAGTGTGTTTTGAATAACAGCGGCGATGCAACAGCACGTAACGCAGCAACTATGTCACTATTGACAGATGAAATCGGCACTACCGGTGCATTGATGCAAGGCAAGGCCAACGGTCTTGAGCTAGCATTTATCGGTGACGGTCACGCTCTTGACGTTGACACAGTTGCAATCCGTTTAGGCCGTATCATTGCAGCAGGTTCACGTACATCTTCTGGTGTTTGGACATTTACAGGCGGTGGTACATTGACTGTAACTAACCCAACAACTTTTGTTGGTCTACAGACCTAATTAGTTAATTCTCAGGGATGGGAAGCACTAAAGCACCTTCGGGTGCTTTTTTGTTGGCTGGTCAATCGTAGGCGTAAATAGTAGCACATTATGGCACGCTATCAAGTTATTACTCTCGTAGACATCACTAGAACTCACGCTAGTAGATATGAAACTGATCAATTGAAATTAGGACAACAGGCCAACTTCAACGCTCTTCAACAGGCAATTGGCCTGCGTTCTAATTTTTCCTTTCTGTCCGACCCCAGTCAACAGTCCGGACAGTTGCCAAGAGACCTAGAAGGTAAGGCTACTTATTGGACTTGGAACTTTGATACAGAACGTGATAGTGTTTTTCTCAAAGGTCAAGACCCAGTTGGCCTGTTAATTGACGATATCAATGGGGTTCCTATAACCAATCAACTAAATAATTCAGTTGATATAGATCCAGCAGCATTTATTAGTAAAGGTGATCGTGCAAATATTTGGATATACGAAATCACACAAGCGGGATAAATACAATTTAACAGGCAAAACCATTAGGCATTTCGGAACACTTAGGCACATGGCTCGGAGCGAGCACTTGACTTAACATAAAAGGAAACAGCCATAATGGCCACAACCGTAGAACGACTTGGTGTAGTAGAGACCAAGGTAGCAAACCTAGACGAAAAATTAGACGAGATCAAGGTTGATGTCAAAGACATGCACGACTGTCTAGACAAGACTCGCGACAGTGTCATGGCCAAATTAGATGACATGTACGGAGCAAGCTGTGAACAACATAGTCAATTGGCCAGTAAAATTACAGAATTAGAACGTTTCAAACAAAAATGGATCTATATGACAGCAGGCGGCATAGCAGTGTTGGGCTTTTTATCCGGCCACTCTGCAACATTTGCCAGCTTGTTCAAGTGACAGGTTGAATACAATTAAATAAGGGCCATAGGTCCTTTTTTTATGACTAACATTTCTAAACGCTTAGAGCAAGTAGTTAGTTCTGCACAACAAAGATTAATTGAAAAACATCAAATTCTCCCAGTTAAAGTCGCAGAAGGAATCCTTGTGGGCGATGTACTCATTGTCAGCGAAGGCATTGTCAAACACCTTAGATATAATGACACCTGGCTTTACAAAGACATTTACCTAAATGCAGCAGCCATACGATTGGCCAATATGTTGGCTGTAAACAAACTGTCAATTCACGCTGATAAGCTGCATAGGGCAGATCAGGAGTACGGCCGCTGGTACCATGACAGTCAAATGCTTCGTGCTCAATATCAAAAAGCACAGCTCAAACATGATCACAACCGTGCAGACATGTTATGGGCTAGATACTGTGAAAGCAGAGATCGAGCTATAAATGCCAAAAACATTGTGCAGCGATTGACCTGCATATGAATAAATATACTATCATTCTGGACCTTAACTAATATGAAAACAACAGACCTTTTTGCATTCAATAGATCATCTAAAAGACTAAATGAATCGTTGTCTAAAACTTTTGGGCGTAAACTAAACTTAGAAACATTCAGTGTTGAACAGCTGGAAGATGCACGTAATAAACTACGCACACAGATCTACACGGCCCGTAGCAGTTCTAACTTCAACGAAACGGTGGAAAACGATGCTCTAACACAGGCACAGTTCATGCACGATGCTATTGTTGCAGAACTTGCAGAGCGTGATGAGCCTATTGTTGACAACACACAACTAGAAGAAGCACAAGCGTTCTATGTAATGCTCTTGGGACCACGTTCTGGCCAACGTGATCCATACCACGGTCCTTTTAATAGTCCAGACGAAGCACAGGCATGGATTGACACTGAATCACCTAATCCGGAAGATTACGAAGTAGGCGATTTCCCTGCTGGACAATTTGGACAATATGATAATGGCCAACCAGTACAAGAAGGTATGACGGAAGGTGGCAACTTTGACGAACAAGCGGTAGTAGATCTTCTTAAGAAATTCGACGAAGATATGAATGAAATTGGCGGCTACGGTGATCCCGACTATGATAAAATTATGGCGGCTCTAAGCAAGGGTGATATTGAGTCTGCCATCGATGAAATTTGGAATTCTTATTCCGATCAAGATGGCGGCGAACTTCGCAATATAGATTCGTATATTCAAGATCTAGAATCCGAAATTAGTTATGTTGTACAAGGATCAGACGACGAAGGCGGCGACACCGATGATGCATATGCCCTAGCATCAGCAGGTCATGGTGGCGATGAAGACTATGGAACTTTTAATCAAGGCGAAAGTCTACAGAATGAAGCGTATATTAATAATGCAGAAGATGCAATTAATTTACTAGCGGCAATTAGAGCACAATCTAAAATGGCAGAACGTGGTGGCGGCGAACCAGTCCGCCCTAATCAACTGGTCAATGACCTTTGGGATGTCATGCAATGGATTGAAGCCAACATGAAAGAATCAATTGAAACAGAATCAAAAAATACAGGAGATAATATGCGTAATCTAAGAGAAGGTGAAATCCAGCAAGCGTCTGCGATTGTCACAGCAAAGACAATGGTTGACAGAGTTGGCCGTTGGATCGAGGAACTTTCTGGTATGGAGAACGATACTCTATTACAGTTAGGCGATTCTATCCGTGACGAAATGGGACAAGAGCAGGCCAAGCAGTTTATATCTGCATCAGCTCCGGCTATCCAATCGGCACTAGAAAATCTCAAAGCTACTCGCGAGGCCCTAGCTTCCAGCGTGAGAGCACTTACTGGCGAAGAACAAAGTGCTGAAATGCTAGGCGGCGAGCCAGGTGCAGACATGGCAGCTCCTGCAGAACCAGACGCCATGAATGCCGAGCCAGGAATGGATATGGGCGACGAAGTTGCAGGTGACGACTTTGATGCAGCTGAACCAGCAGCAGGGGGCCTAGGTGATGCAGGACGTGAACAGCGTGAAAGCATTGATCGTCAAAGCCGTTTGATGAAAGTATTGGCAGGATGAAATTTTTTGACATCACCAACGAGGGCGACTTCTTAAAAATTAGAGAACTTGCCCCAACGGTTGCTCCTGGCACCCCTGGAGCGCCGTTAGGTGCTGCACCAGCAGCAGGTCCTGCACCTACTGCTGCTCCTGCTCAAGATCCGCAGATGCAACAAAAGATGATGGCACAGCAGGCGTTGGATCGCGCCAATCAAAAAAAACAAATTCAAGATCAAATAAAATCAAAGCAAGAAGAACTTGCTGAATTACAAAAACAGTTGGCGGCTATAAAATGAGATTTTTTGAATTTAGCGGCGATGATGAAGGTGATCGATTCGTTATGGTTCTTCGTAATTACATTGGTCGTGCCGCCAGTAAGAAGGCGCCTGCTAAATTAAATTGGAATGGACTCAACAAAGTTCTAGCCACAAATGGATTTGAACTAACAGCAGACTACGAAACATTCAAGGCCATGTACGATTCAATACCAACTATTCAGCAGATGGTTAAGAATTTTAACGCTGACGGCATTGAACTAAACGTACCAGGTGCACCAGACGAAGAGCCAAAAGGTGACGGAACCAAATCCCCAGAAGATAGTCAAACAGCAGTAGACCAAACAGCAGCATCAGCAGCGGCCGGACAATTGGCACAATCACAAGCAACACCCCAGACTTGACGTCCCCGTAGTTTTCCTGTAATATATACAGTATGACTATATCTCCACCTCCCTTTGTAGAAAAATTTCAATATAAGCCCTGTCAACAGGTCAACGATCCAATTACTCGCAAGCGAGTATATCTTACTCCGGACGGCGAAAGCCTTCCATCAGTGACCACTATACTTGGTGCTACTAAAGACATGACCCATTTGAATGAATGGCGTGATAGAATTGGGCATGCCAAGGCACAACAAATTACCACAGAAGCCGCAGGTGTAGGCACAGCCATGCACGGCAATCTAGAACGTTTTGTGTGCGGCATGCAACGTCAACCTGGAAATAATCCTGTACACATACAGGCCAATAAAATGGCTGATGTGATTATTGAAAACGGACTAAGCAAGGTAAACGAAATATGGGCCATGGAACAGAGCCTGTACTTTCCCGGTCTATTCTCGGGCACCACTGACCTAGTGGGCATACACGAAGGCGAGCCTGCGGTAATGGATTACAAGCAGACCAACAAGCCCAAGAAAGCAGAGTGGGTGGAAGATTACTATCTACAACTGATGGCCTATATACTAGCACATAATGAAGTCTACGGCACAGATATTCGCAAGGGTGTTATCTTTATGTGCAGTCGTGCTTTTGAATATCAACAGTTTACTCTAGAGCCTGCAGACTTCAACAAATGGCAGGACGCTTGGTTAAACAAGGTAGAGGAATACTACAGTCTAGGAAGATAAATACTCTATAACGGGAATTTACTACTATGGCTGTTGTCCAGATATCAAAAATCCAGGTCAGAAGAGGCCTTAAAAATGCAGGAATCGGTGTTCCTCAACTGAGCGCGGCAGAATTTGCATGGGCAGTAGATTCCCAGGAACTGTTCATAGGTAACGGCAGCGTGGCTGACGGTGCCCCTTATGTTGGCAATACCAAAGTGCTCACCGAGCATGATAACATATTAGAACTTGCAGCCAGTTATAGATTCAGTGAATCTGAACCTTCTATAGCGCAAAGTGTTGCCAGGTCACTTCAGACCAAATTAGATGAATATGTCAGTGTGTTGGATTTTGGAGCCATACCGGATGGCAGCACAGACTGTGTGCCATTTTTTCAAAATGCCTTGAATGAATTGTTTAGAAACATAGATCCTAGATTCAAAAAAACTCTGCTGATCCCCAACGGCACATATTTTTTCAGCAGCAACTTAAAAATTCCTAGCACGGCAAAGATACAAGGCGAAACCAGAGACGGTGCTATTCTGCAGATAGGCAACAACAGTATTTTATTTGTCACAGCTAACGGTCAAGAAGTTGCAGAATTCACCAGTGGCAATAGACCAACCGATGTCAATATCAGTAATTTAACAATTGATCACAATCAAGGTCAAACGGTATTAACCGGAGTAGCAGATAGTGCGTTCACCAATGTAAAATGGACCAGCGGCTATGTGTTGGGAGACCCTATCGTTGGTGATATTCAAAACTCCAATCCATCATTGTACTGGGAAAACAGTCTTGATGGTACTAAAGTAACCAACATCACGCTCAAAGACTGTGTGTGGCAATCAACTCCGTTGGCCGTGAGATCTGATCAGATTACCATAGATTCCAGTGCTCCGCCAAGTTTTGATACCAGCGTGAAATTTGACGGCTGTAGATTTTTTGTCTGCAACACCGCAATAGTGATTAACGGTGTACCCGGCCAAGGAAACCTATGGCGTGTCTTTGACTGTGAGTTTGAAGAAATTGCCGCACACGCCTTTATATCTGACAATGGTACAGGCACAGTTATACAACGTTCCAGATTCATCAACTGCGGCAACAACACCAACAACGCAGCCACGCCAACATCCAGTATCGTCAAGTTTGGAGAGAAAAATGGCAATACTGTGATTGACAGCACCAGCAACAGACATCAAGCAGCAGGATTCACCGCAGTGAGTACTAGACCTGCAATAACAGAAGTTGAAAACGCCTCCAGGGTCAGTTTGATAGATATGAATTATGAAATAATCTATCTATCAGACGGTTTTAAACCACTGTCAGTATTTGCAGCATTCAACAGATATACCTACATAGATTATGTTTTACAGTTAGGCGATCATTCACGAGCAGGACAAATAGTGGTAATGGTCACTGAGTCAGTAGGCGAATTTACATTCTCCGACAACTACGTGTATTCATCACCCAGTTCATCTACACCAGAGGGGATTCTTATGACAGATTTTGTTTTTAATGTAGAATTAAAAGACAACGATGGCGACAGTGGAATTGAAACACTGTTGTTGTCATATCGAAATCCGCTGTCTTCCGGTCAAACTGGAACGATATCATATTCAATATCGTACGGTGTTTGATCTTTACGGAAACGAAAGATTATTTAAATGGAAGCAGTTCAGAGATAGTTTAGAAGTCAGCGCCACTCCATTAAGTGATGTTGCTGAACTCTGGAGCCATGCTCCGTTTGTCAATCCTTTCTTAGACCCCCAACAACCAAACACTTGGCCTGACCCTTGGCATTTGGTTATCGACGGCAAGCTAGATGATCTTGCTATTTGTCTCGGCATGCTGTATACTATTAAATTAACACAGCGGTTTATGGATACCGTTTGTGAGATACATAAGTCTATGCTCCCCAAAGATCACGATTCAAAATTCTTTCTAGTAGCAGATAACGCTGTGTTAAACTACGAACCAAGGATAGCTCATGATCTTAATGTGTTACAAGAAATCAAAACCGACATCGTGTGGTCCAGTTCGGCATTACCAATAAATATCAAATAAAGTAGAGACATAGATGGAAATAACAGTAATCAAAAGAAATGGTGATCGAGAGCCACTCACCATTGAGAAATGGCAGGCACAGGTGGCAAAAGTATGTAGCGGTATTGCAGATGTTAGCCAAAGCATGATCGAGATCAAAGCACAGCCACATTTTTATGACGGCATAACCACAAGAGAAGTAGATGAAATCACTCTAAGAGCCATTGTGGATCTCATAGACGTTGAAAACAATCCCGACGTTGGTCATACCAATTATCAGTATGTAGCAGGCAAACAGCGAGTTAGCATGTTGCGTAAAGATGTTTACGGTAGCTACACTCCC